CATTTCCTCGACTCGAACTCCATGACATAGCTGTCAATGGTTCGATGAGAGTCCTCGATGAAGTCAATGATCCTGACTTCTGAGGCAACCTTCTGGACAAAGATGATCGACATGGAGTCGTTCCATCCCAGATCCCAGACAGTGTGAACCTTAAGCGTTGCATCGTATGGCACAGACCTGATCCGGCCTTCCCTCTGTAGAGATTCAATCTCATTTGCGTAGATCGCACCGTCTACAGCAGGTCTGCATCTACCCTCCCAGACAGTGAGATACCCCTGCGGATCTCGGTCTAGCCAGTCTCTGCGCTCCTTGTCCAGTTCTTCTGGAAACCAAGGATTGTCTGACCAGTTGACCTCGCACACCCATGAATCAGACGGTGGTTGCACCACAAACCGGGTGAAGGTTTCATCCGTATCAAGTTCAGGATTGAAGCTGATCCAGATTTCTGATCCAGGCTTACGGATCGTAGGTATCAGTACATCCCAGGACTTGCGAGTGACAACCTGTGCTTCTTCCACCCAACAGATGTCAGTGCCTTCGTAAGATTTCATGTTTGCCACACCTTGCTGGCGAATACCTGCAAAGGTGAATTCTGTCCCGTTGGAACCTATGATCCTGTTTTCTTGCACCTCGTACAGGCTATCCAGTCCGAGCAGACTGATCTGATCTCTCAACAGTCTATGCACAGACTCCTGGATGGATTTCTGCGTCTCCCTAGCACAGAGAACCCTGATCGGTTTGGATGCTCCTAGTGCTACCAATGCCCGAGCAATCGACCAGGACTTACCTGATCCCCTGCCACCGTGCAAAACCTTGTAACGTCTTGGCTGGAACAGCGGCAGGAGTTTATTCGGCAGTTCGACTCTTTGCCTCAACCCCGACCACCTCTAAAACAGTTGCAGACTGGATTGGCCCACCATCAGCACCAACAAGCTCATGGGTGGTCTTTTCCTTCCACCCTGCGCGAGTTTTCATCCAGAAGATCATTGCCGCGGTATTGCCTGACTTTGCCTGTTGGAACAGAGTTTGAGCGACCTGAGCGTTAGCGTCGATCCTTCCTTCCTCGAGTTCCTGCCGGTAATACTTCAACACAGTGTCATGGCTGATGCCTAGCTTTGTGCCAATATCATCAACCCTTGCACCTACCGCGGCAAGCATCTTGACCAGCCTACGGTTTTCTTCTGTAGGCTTATGATCCTTCGCCCCTATTTTTCTAGCCACGATTGTTTCCTACTTCATCGAACAATTGACCAGTCGATTCTAGTGTTGCTTTCTTTCCTGTAAAGTCTTGCCATCGCTTTACGATTACGTCGCAATACTTTGGATCGAGTTCCATTAAACGAGCGTAACGGCCATTCTTTTCTGCTGCAATCAATGTAGTACCTGATCCACCAAAACTGTCTAACACGACATCGCCACCCTTGGTGTTGTTGAGCATTTGATACTCAAACAATGCAACTGGCTTCATTGTTGGGTGCTCGCCGTTCCGGCTTGGTTTGTCAAACTCTAAGATGGTGGTCTGCTTTCGATCCGACGCCCACAGGTGACCAGCGCCGTCCTTCCATCCGTATAGGCATGGCTCGTGTTGCCATTGATAGTCCTGCCTCCCAAGCACCAAACTGGACTTCTTCCATATCAAGCACTGGCGAACCGTCCAGCCAGCGTCCTTGGCCGCGCCGCGAAAGTTGTAACCCTCCAAGTCAGCGTGCCAGATGTAGAACACCGATCCGGCCTTCATCACAGCGTCAGCGGCTGTGTAGGAATCTCGGAGGAACTGACGGAATTGCTCATCGCCCATCGAATCGTTCTTAATTGTGAGCTTTTCCTTGGTTCCACCCTCGTAAGCCACGTTGTAGGGTGGATCTGTAAGCCACATATCGACCAACTGGTTAGAACAAAGCGTTTCTAGTGATTCAATGCTCGTGCTATCCCCGCACATCACCCTATGCTTGCCTAGCAGCCAGATGTCACCTAATCGCGTGACAGGCTCCTCTGGAACCTCTGGAGTCTCATCCTCGTCCGTCAATCCTTCCGTCACCTCTACAGGCTTCAGCGCATCCATTTCCTCTTGCGTGAAACCGGTAAGGCTAATGTCAAACCCGCTATTGACAAGCTCCTCTAGCTCGACAGATAGAAGACTGTTCTCCCATCCAGCATTCAGCGCGAGTTTGTTGTCGGCCAGGATGTAAGCCTTCCGCTGAGTCTCTGACAGATGACTCAACCTGATGCAAGGCACTTCTGACAGGTTTAGCTTTCGAGCAGCCATCACCCTGCCGTGACCGGCAATGATGGTGTTGTCGTCTGCTATCAGTACAGGGTTGTTGAATCCAAACTCTCGGATGCTTGCAGCAATCTGGGCAACTTGCTCGTCCGAGTGTGTACGCGCATTCCTGGCGTATGGAATCAGCTTGTCGATTCCAATCTTTTCTATCATTCCGACTCCTAACGGGTCATCGGTTTACTTTACCTTTACTCGATCCTTAATCAGTTTGTCGATCTCTGGATCACCCATCTGCTCCGGTGTTGGTGCAAACAATGCTCGTTTTCTGTTGTCTGTCACCGCTGCCGGTTCAGACAAATAATATACAGCGATTGAGTTTCTGGTTACACCTGCTGGACATTTGATTGGATCAGGCAGTCCATGCCATGAGCCTCTAGTGTCGAAGATCACTGCCCTGTTGAACTTCGGCTCAACGGTCTTAACAAGAGTTCGGCTGTCTTTGTACAGACCAAGCCCACCACCCCATTCCTGTTTCCAATCAGAAGTAAGGTATACGATAAGGTTAAGACGGCGTTGTAGGTGTAGCTTTGGATGGATGTTGTAATCCAGGTGAACATTGAGCTTCCCTCCTCTGCTGTGCTGATGCCAGCCACCACCGTGTAGTCCTTGGTCAGCGAACAGATCCTCGTCTACCATTGCTTCCAGGGACTGTGTAAACCTGTCGCTAGTTAGCCAAGCAAATGTCTTGTATGTCTCTGGCGGGAACCTGTGCCAGTCGTTGCAGGTGCGCTTGACCTCTAACGGATTGTCATACCTGAACCAGCATGGATCATCTGGCTGCGGGAACTCTTCTGCTAGCTGATCTGGATTGGTGAAGAAGTCATCTATCACACAATGCCAGTATGGATCGTGGTCTACGATCACTTTTTATTGCGTTCGCTGATAGCTTTAGCTTTAGCCTTAGCGTCTGCCTTGGATGAAGCGCCCCAGGCTCTCAGTGACAGCAGCAAACGGGTTGGCTTGCCATCCTTGTACTCTGGCCCAGGCATACCACCCATCCGAGCGAGGAATGATGCCCTGCGAGGATTGTCACCAGACTTCACCGGAGCTTTCAGGTCTGATCCTGGATTAGCTCTTTCGTAGGACTTCCTACCAGCCTCATTCAGCCCACCAGAAGGACTTTTACCGGCCTTGCGAGTCCATGCAGGTGACTTCATTTCTGCTTACCTGCCCTGATGTTATCCACCAGATTAGGGTATGGCCTGCCAGCAGCAGCCGCCATTGCCTTAGCAGACTTCTTCTGCTTCTTCGACAGCGGATCAGGTTTGCCAGCAGACTTAGGCCGAGGCTTGTCCCAGATAGGCTTCATTTCTTCGGGTACTTTGGAGCGTTGTTCTTGGCAGGCTTGGGCTTTTTGTACTTCGGTTGATTGGTCGTACCCATTAATCTTCCTCCATCATCTTAGCCATCTTGAGCATGATCTTATGCTTCTCAGTCATGCCCTTAACAGGCCCACCAGACAGCCAGCGATCACACACATAATCCTCTGAACACCGGAAGTCCCATCGAGCGCAATAGCCGATGTCGTCCTCGTCAACGATCTCCTGCATTTCCTCTGGCAGACCAGAAACCATGCACTCGATCATCTCCGGGGTTTGCAGGAACCGCGCACAGTTCCCACAACTCATCTGATCGTCTTCTGTCTCGGTATAACCGGCCTTTGACTCAGCCTCAGCCTTGTTCCGATCATTGACCTTCTGGTCATGCGTTGAGACTGGACAACCGTTCATTTCGCCCTCTTTGGCATCTTTTTGTACGCAGACTTAGGGGTTGCCTCGATCATCTCTTTAGCAACCTTCTGCGGGACTCCGGTCTGCTTTGCAACCTTCTTTGACCCGGCTGCTGCGTACATCATCCGCTGCTGCTGCTTGCTGGTG